CGCTTACCGCTCATGGGCACCTCTCTTTAAGCCATCTTAAATGACTCTGAGGTGTCTGTTAAACCCGTGGCGATTCAGTTATTGGTATCTCATTACGCACCATTGCTAAGAAAAGAAAATGCTCTGATGGCACAATTAGGAAGGAGTTGCAAACTGCAGTAGGATTTATAAACGGTGTAATGTCAGTATTTAAATAAGCGCCAATTAAGGCGCTTTAAATGGAACGGGAACCTGTAAAGCGTTAGCAGCTATCTCAACTATTTTCTCGTTTGGAATATTTGCTAATATAAAGCGTTCCCTTTCTTGTAAAATTTTGTTTATAACGTAATACACGCTTAACATGCTGAACAACATTGATTCTTCCTTTGCTTTGCAAGAATAGTTATCCACTTTCCAGTTTTCAGACACATAGTCATATTTTGATTTAATTTGCTTTGATAGTAATAGAACATTTTTTAATGCTATTCGAGTGTCTCGATTGTAGTAAGAGTAAATATTATCTATGTTCTTCTCTAGAATAATTGGTTCAAACGTTTTCCCTAAAGAAATATACTGAAAATCTTTGGGTTTAAATGTGTGTTCTTTTATGCTTTTGCTAGTGGTTTTGATAGATTTCTCTAGTATTGATAATTCATCCTCTAACTCAGTGAATATGCTTTTTTTTAATGTTTTTATCTTTTCTTTTTCCTTTCTAGACTCAACGTATGGCGCTAGTATAATACCCAAAAGAAAAGTGGTAAAAGGAATTAAGCTTTTGATAATGTCCATGGTTTCCTTATTTTTTCATATGATTAACGCTAGGAAAATATGATAATAAAAAACTAACGCGTACGCAAAAATTATTGTATCGTGTTAAGAGTGGTTACTTTGTCACGTGGCTTAAGCCCGCCGTCGAGCGGGTTTCGTCGTTTGAGGGGGGGGGATGAATCAGACTGGTCAACCCAGCTATGCGCTTTTCGCCGGGAATGATAGTAGCAATCTCAAAACGTTTGTTCTTGAGGTTGATTGCTACCGTACTGAAGACGCGCTATTAGCAATGGAGAAAGCCATAAGCGAATTAAAAATCTGTCAGCGTCAGTTCGGCTATGGAAATGATTCTGGTGTCAGAGCTATTATTCGATAATTCTTTCACCAATAATAACTGGCAATGGAATGAGCACTTCCCAGAATGGTTGATACCCTTCGTAAATCTGTGTTGTTTCACCCTTCCAGTAAAGATCCAGCCTCTGAGATACTTCTACTGGGGAGCAGTTCAGATTTAACAAATTCATATCACCTCTATGATAGTTCGACGATGAGCTGACTTGAAATATTGGGGTGTCAAGTGGGGATTTTGAAAAGCCTCTGAACCAGGCGGTTTCTTTTACAGACTCACATGCAAAAATTGATTGGAAGCGCGATGGTTTTTCAGGGAAGTGTGATTTCCTTCGTTCTTCCAGTAGTATTTCTATTATTGCTCCAAATCGTTCGTCTGAGCTGACGAGGTTTATGTGGTAGTTGAAAAAAAGATTATTTGCATGCCGGGATACACCGTCGGAAAACAATGAGCTCGTATGAGCCTGAAGTGGAACGATTGGGCAGTACGGTTCTGCTAATTCAATTTTCATGCCTGACTTCAGTGTGCGCTGCCTGTCAAGTGTATAAAAAAGATTGTTCGCCATATTAATGCGTTCCTTCTGATATTGGTTATTTCTGTTGATTTAACGATATCAGAATAGATAAGTATAGTGAATACAATGCCGTAAAAGCGGCAGCACGGCTTCCGTATCTGATAGCTTGGCTGGATGAAATGGCGTCGCAGCGCTCATAGTGGCAACGATTAGCGGACCTCGGCATTTGCCTGTTTTTATATTTAAGGCCGCTGACATCTGGAATTGTCGGGGATTTTTTATTCTCTCAATTTGCACCCGCATCTGCGAGGTGGAGTTATGAAATCCATGGATAAGTTAACAACGGGTGTCGCCTATGGCACCTCAGCAGGTAGTGCCGGTTACTGGTTTTTACAGCTGCTCGATAAAGTCACGCCCTCACAGTGGGCAGCAATAGGTGTGCTGGGTAGCCTGGTATTTGGCCTGCTGACGTACCTGACAAACCTTTATTTCAAGATTAAAGAAGATAAGCGCAAGGCTGCGAGAGGTGAATAATGCCTCCATCATTACGAAAAGCAGTTGCTGCTGCTATTGGTGGCGGAGCAATTGCTATAGCATCAGTGTTAATCACTGGCCCAAGTGGTGACGATGGCCTGGAAGGTGTCAGCTACATACCATACAAAGATATCGTTGGCGTATGGACTGTATGTCACGGACACACCGGAAAAGACATCATGCTCGGTAAAACGTATACCGAAGCAGAATGCAAAGCCCTCCTGAATAAAGACCTTGCCACGGTTGCCAGACAAATTAACCCGTACATCAAAGTCGATATACCGGAAACAACGCGCGGCGCTCTTTACTCGTTCGTCTACAACGTGGGTGCTGGCAATTTCAGAACATCGACGCTTCTTCGCAAAATAAACCAGGGCGATATCAAAGGCGCATGTGACCAGCTACGTCGCTGGATATACGCTGGCGGTAAGCAATGGAAAGGCCTGATGACTCGTCGTGAGATTGAGCGTGAAGTCTGTTTGTGGGGGCAGCAATGAGCAGAGTAACCGCGATTATCTCCGCTCTGATTATCTGCATCATCGTCTGCCTGTTATGGGCTGTTAATCATTACCGTGATAACGCCATCGCCTACAAAGAGCAGCGCGACAAAGCCGCATCCACTATCGCTGATATGCAGAAGCGTCAACGTGATGTAGCAGAACTCGACGCCAGATACACAAAGGAGCTTGCTGATGCTAACGCGATTATCGAAAGTCTTCGTGCTGATGTTTCTGCTGGGCGTAAGTGGCTGCGCGTCAAAGCTGTCTGTCCAGACATGCATAAAATCACCGCCGCCTCCGGCGTGGATGATGGCACCAGCCCCAGACTTACTGACACCGCTCAACGGGATTATTTCACCCTTAGAAAGCGGATTGAAACCAGTGATAAAATGATCCGAGGCTTGCAGCAATACATTCGCACGCAGTGTGTAAGATGAGCAATCTTTGCTAATTAGCCATGAAATAGATAAATATCAGGCCAACGATGATTAGTGCCAGGCATCCTAATTGGTCAGAATGGCTGGCATTTGATCGTCTTGCTCTTCTTGCAGTTGATTGGACAGCCCTCTGTCCTCGACTTCCTCTTGGCATTCCTCTCATTTATTCTCTCTCAACATTGATATTGAACTGACAGATGATAATTATTTCATGAAAGTGGTATCTCGTTGATTTGATTACGCTACATAGTCGCCGGATTTTCGCATTTATCGGCATCGGGCGGTGCAAAATTGGCATAATCGAAACGTAGAGTTTTTGGCTGACAACAGCATTAGCGGTCACCCGGAGAGTGTTGTGAACATGTTAATTACATGACGCTTTAGATGCATCGACATTTGATGATGCTTGTCAGACCTGTCATTTTCTTTGCTTCATTTTCAACATTGAGGAAGTTGGTTGAGCATATTTTTTGATAATCTCCAGTTGTGAATCCTGTTTTATCGATCTTGCGTTTCAAGGGATTAATCGTTTTGCAAGATGCTCTATGGATTCTGGTAAAGCGTTCGTCAGATTTATTACCTTTACCTCTGGTTCGCTTCAATGCATTGACAACATATCCGTCTGGATTATCGCCAAGCCAATTACGATAGTCTGATTCACTCTCAGTCTGAAGGTCACTTCTGAATACCTTTATGGACATGAAGATACTCCTGTGCATTTATGGTACGAAGAAATAGCAAAAGTATTTTTACCGTAAATTGCGAATCTACAAAAGCAAAACAATGCGTAATATCAGAGTGAATATTCTGCCTTTAATGTGGGTCCTTCTGATGACCTGAGCTCTCACGGGGCGGAAGGCGCGCGGGTTTTCGCTATTTATGACAATTTTCCGGTTTAAGGCGTTTCCGTTCTTCTTCGCCGTAACCTAATGTTTTTATTTAAAACACCCCCTGAAAAGAAAGGAAACGACAGGTGCTGAAAACGGGCTTTTTGGCCTCTGTCGTTTCCTTTCTCTGTTTTTGTCCGTGGAATGAACAATGGAAGTCAACAAAAAGCAGCTGGCTGACATTTTCGGTGCGAGTATCCGTACCATTCAGAACTGGCAGGAACAGGGAATGCCCGTTCTGCGAGGCGGTGGCAAGGGTAATGAGGTGCTTTATGACTCTGCCGCCGTTATAAGATGGTATGCCGAAAGGGATGCTGAAATTGAGAACGAAAAGCTGCGCCGGGAAGTTGAAGAACTGCGGCAGGCCAGCGAGACAGATCTCCAGCCAGGGACTATTGAGTACGAACGCCATCGACTTACGCGTGCGCAGGCCGACGCACAGGAGCTGAAAAATGCCAGAGACTCCGCTGAAGTGGTGGAAACCGCATTCTGTACTTTCGTGCTGTCGCGGATCGCAGGTGAAATTGCCAGTATTCTCGACGGGATCCCCCTGTCGGTGCAGCGGCGTTTTCCGGAACTGGAAAACCGACATGTTGATTTCCTGAAACGGGATATCATCAAAGCCATGAACAAAGCAGCCGCGCTGGATGAACTGATACCGGGGTTGCTGAGTGAATATATCGAACAGTCAGGTTAACAGGCTGCGGCATTTTGTCCGCGCCGGGCTTCGCTCACTGTTCAGGCCGGAGCCACAGACCGCCGTTGAATGGGCGGATGCCAATTACTATCTCCCAAAAGAATCCGCATACCAGGAAGGGCGCTGGGAAACACTGCCCTTTCAGCGGGCCATCATGAATGCGATGGGCAGCGACTACATCCGTGAGGTGAATGTGGTGAAGTCTGCCCGTGTCGGTTATTCCAAAATGCTGCTGGGTGTTTATGCCTACTTTATAGAGCATAAGCAGCGCAACACCCTTATCTGGTTGCCGACGGATGGTGATGCCGAGAACTTTATGAAAACCCACGTTGAGCCGACCATCCGCGATATTCCGTCGCTGCTGGCGCTGGCTCCGTGGTATGGCAAAAAGCACCGGGATAACACGCTCACCATGAAGCGTTTTTCCAATGGTCGTGGCTTCTGGTGCCTGGGCGGTAAAGCGGCAAAAAACTACCGTGAAAAGTCGGTGGATGTGGCGGGTTATGATGAACTTGCTGCCTTTGATGAGGATATTGAACAGGAAGGCTCTCCGACGTTCCTTGGCGACAAACGTATTGAAGGCTCGGTCTGGCCAAAGTCCATCCGTGGCTCCACGCCAAAAGTGAGAGGCACCTGCCAGATTGAGCGTGCAGCCAGTGAATCCCCGCATTTTATGCGTTTTCATGTTGCCTGCCCGCACTGCGGGGAGGAGCAGTATCTTAAATTTGGCGACAAAGAGACGCCGTTTGGCCTCAAATGGACGCCGGATGACCCCTCCAGCGTGTTTTATCTCTGCGAGCATAATGCCTGCGTCATCCGCCAGCAGGAGCTGGACTTTACTGATGCCCGTTATATCTGCGAAAAGACCGGGATCTGGACCCGTGATGGCATTCTCTGGTTTTCGTCATCCGGTGAAGAGATTGAGCCGCCGGACAGTGTGACCTTTCACATCTGGACGGCGTACAGCCCGTTCACCACCTGGGTGCAGATTGTCAAAGACTGGATGAAAACAAAAGGGGATACGGGAAAACGTAAAACCTTCGTGAACACCACGCTCGGTGAGACGTGGGAAGCGAAAATCGGCGAACGTCCGGATGCTGAAGTGATGGCAGAGCGGAAAGAGCATTATTCAGCGCCCGTTCCTGACCGTGTGGCTTACCTGACCGCCGGTATCGACTCCCAGCTGGACCGCTACGAAATGCGCGTATGGGGATGGGGGCCGGGTGAGGAAAGCTGGCTGATTGACCGGCAGATTATTATGGGCCGCCACGACGATGAACAGACGCTGCTGCGTGTGGATGAGGCCATCAATAAAACCTATACCCGCCGGAATGGTGCAGAAATGTCGATATCCCGTATCTGCTGGGATACTGGCGGGATTGACCCGACCATTGTGTATGAACGCTCGAAAAAACATGGGCTGTTCCGGGTGATCCCCATTAAAGGGGCATCCGTCTACGGAAAGCCGGTGGCCAGCATGCCACGTAAGCGAAACAAAAACGGGGTTTACCTTACCGAAATCGGTACGGATACCGCGAAAGAGCAGATTTATAACCGCTTCACACTGACGCCGGAAGGGGATGAACCGCTTCCCGGTGCCGTTCACTTCCCGAATAACCCGGATATCCAACAGCGTATGGAAATATCATTCACCTGAAAGGGATGACAGCCGTTGGCGAAGGTGAGTTACTCATC